AGTCAAGGAGACAAACAATGCCAATTACTTTTGGATCTGCGGAGAGTACCGCATCAACAAACTTCATTCGCTCAAATTTGCCACAGAATAAGTGGTGGGTGAAAGCCGAGGGAGGCGACGAGCCTATCGACATGGAAAAAGGTTTTGCCATCGACATCAAAAACGTGACCTTCGGGTGGCTGCATATCGATGTCGGCGTCAGAGATTGGCAGGCGTGGCCGAGCCCGTCGCAATCACTGCCAAGACCTAGCGATAGCCACAAGCAAGGCTTTGAGGTGGACTGTTGGCTCTCAGACGGCCGTGAGGCGTCCATGAGCGGCAATTCATACGGTTTGGGTCAGTTTATCGCAAAACTGTATAACCAAGCTGAGACGGCTCCCGAGTTCGCCGCAGGCAAGATACCGGTAATACAAGTTACCAGTTCGACGCCTGTAGTGGTCGGCAAGGGCACGTCATACGACATTGGGTTTAACATCCGCACTTGGATAGATAAGCCCGAAGCGAAACCGGAGGTTATGGGTTCCCCTCCGGCTCCGGCGGCAACTCCTCCGACGACGCCGCCGGCTGCTTCTACTGAAACCGACTTCGGTTTTAACTAGGGGCACGCGACGCCTCGATTAGTCAGGTCTTCGGGGCGTCGCATTAACAGGAATAAACAGGAGGTAAAAATGAATAATAAAAGAAGAAAATTAAAACATAATGAAAAGCAAGCTATTAAAAAAGCTTGGAATTATAAGTGTGCATATTGCAGGGATACAGTTACTGGCGATGCATGTCACATAGATCATATTGTTCCGGTAAAGCATGGCGGAAAATGAGAAATAAAAAACTTAGCGTTATCATGCATAAAATGTAATAGTCAAAAAAGAGATACAAGATTACCGCGATACCATGAAGGTTTACTTTTAGCTACGGCAGCGAGAAAAGCGCCCAGAGTGCGAGCAAAGATGAAGCATACGCGAGTTGCTAAAAATAAAATGCTAAACGCATTTATCACTAGTTTAACAGATGCGATAGACGGATATGGTAATGAAATAGATCAAGTTGATATACCAGTTAATTTTTACATAAATCATGAACTCATAAAGTCTTCTATAAGTATACCGTTAAAAGATGTGGTATATGAAGAATTTGTGCCAGATGAAGATCATGCCGTGCCAGATATAAAATTGTTTATTTTAGATGAATTAAGTCGACTCCAAGATAAAACAAAAAGGTCATCATTCACAAAAGATGTTTCGGTGAGAGCTGAAGTTAGTCAGAGAACAATTGATAGGCATTTAAAATATTTAACCGAAATTGGGGAAGTTAGCCTTCAAGACAGATGGATATACCCGTCATAAGAGCAGGGATAAACAGGATGAGCGAATCATATTTTCAGAAGGTACGTGAGAGCGTTTTGGGAGACGTTGTGCACGCCATGAAGGGAGGGCGTAACGAGGTGCTAAACAAGGCAGCCTTTACGCTCGGGAGGCACGCGCACCTCGCGCCTGCACTACTAGACGCCGCCATTGTGGATCTGCACGGGGCGGCAAAACAAATCGGATTAAACGAGCCAGAGATTAAGGCAACCATTGGATCAGGCTTCAAGCGCGGCGGCGAGAACCCGAAGCAGCTCGAAAACTCGGAGGCTATTCCATACACGGCGAGCGAGTTCGAGCGGCTCATTGGTAAGCTCGCGGCGTCTGACCTATTGGCCAGAGACGACGAGACGCGCAACGAGAAGATGAAGAGGGCACGCGAGACGTGGGAGCGCAGCGTACCGATCACCAGAGAGAACAAGGACGCGGTCAGGCCGGCGCTGCTATATCTGAACAGCCGTGGCCTCAGAGCAAGCTCCGCCGCGAATATAGCGCGGTTTAGCCCGAGCGTGTACGACGGGCCTGCGATTATCTTCCCTGCGGTAAACGAATCAGGTGAGGTGCAAGGCATCCAGAGCGTATTGCTTACTCCCGAGGGACGTAAGCGCGAGCACAACGGGATTAGTAAATACAGCCGAGGCGTCATAGCAGGCAACGTCATGCGCGTTGGCGATGAGCACGACGGCGGAGCCATCATAATAACAGAGGGGCCGGAGGACGCGTTAAGCGTGCGTCAGGCCGTCGGAGACGAGGCTACGGTGGTGTGTACGTTTGGCAAGGCAGGCATGTCTACCTACAACGTGCCACGCGCCTCAGACGTGACGATATGCGCCGACCCAGATTTAAACGTAGACGCCGTGTCAGACGTGCTCAGCGGCGACGGCTCTACAAGCGTCTACGTCGTGCGCTTCAACGCACTCGGCGTCGATAACGTCAAAGATGCTAACGACTACCTACGGGAAGTCGGTGAAACCAAGCTGCGTGAAGCACTCGCAGTTGCTAAACCAGTGGAACAGGAAGTGCAAGAGGCAATCGAGGCCGAGAGGCAGTGGCCGACGCCTTTTGCTTGGATCGACCCCAAGTTGATCCCTGCGCGGCGTTGGATCTATGGCAACCACTACATCAGATCCAACGTCAGCGTCTTAGCGTCCGCCGGAGGCGTCGGTAAGACGTCGATGCAAATCGTCGAGGCTCTGGCCATTGCCACCGGCAAACCACTGCTCGGCGAGGAAGTGCGCGAGCAGTGTAACGTCTGGGTCGTCAACCTCGAAGATCCGCTAGAAGAGATGCAGCGCAGATTAGTGGCGGCGATGCTGCACTTTAACATCTCTCCGGAAGACGTTGAAGGCAGGCTATTTTTAGACGCAGGCCGTGACATGCAGATCATGTTTGCGAGCCAAGGACGTGACGGGATTGAGGTGCACGACGAGCTCGTTGACTACATGATTCGCAAGATCGATCAGCATGAGATCGGGGTGGCGTTTATCGACCCGTGGGTTGGCGCCAACCAGATAAACGAAAATGACAACGTGGCGATGAACGCAGCCGTGGCAGCCGTGCGGCGTGTCTGCGACGCGACGGATTGCAGTGTCGGCTTGGTGCATCACATACGCAAAACAAATGGCGATGAGGCGACTGTGGACAGCGTCAGGGGCGCCGGCTCTTTAATCGGTGCGGCGAGGGCTGCGAGGGTCATAAATAAAATTAGCCAAGAGGATGCGCTTAAATTAGGCGTCAGCGAGCAGGAGAGCCTCGGCATCTTCCGCGTTGACGATGGCAAGGCAAACCTAGCGCCGCCTGCGGCGAAGGCCGTGTACCGACGCATGGTCGGCGTGCAGCTACCTAACGGGGAGTATGTGGGCGTGGCGACGTCGTTTGCAATGCCAGATCTGTTTGACGGGATCAGCTCGAGGGATGCACTGGCGGTGCAGCGTCTCGTCGGGGAGGCGGAGGGCAACGACGAGCCGTACCGGTCTGACGTGAGGGCGAAGAACTGGGTCGGCGAGGCGGTGGCCAAGGTGCTCAAGCTAGACTTGGATAAGAAGCACGAGAAGGCGCGTGCGAAGGCAATTGTGAAGATGTGGCTCGAGAACGACGTGCTACGTCACGGCATGTGGGAGAGTAAGCGGCACGGGCGTGAGCTGCCAGTGGTTGTCGTGGGTGAGTGGATAACGAGGGAGGAGGCAGGGCTGTGAGCACGCATAGCGTCAAAGCAAAGCGAAGACACCCAGACACTGAGCGCGAGCATTACGAGGTGGCGCACGTTACGTTTGAGCTGTCCAAGAAGGATCACACATTTGCGCTGATAGCCGGTGAGGCGTTGACCGCAAGAGATCGTAGGCCGCTCTTCAGCGGCGTGATAACCGAGCACATGGCTGTGGAGCTCGAGGTCGTAGCGTGGCGTATCAGGCAGCTCAAGCTGCTACAGGAAGGCGAGAGGGAGAAAGCCAATGAGTAGACCTCTTTACGAGACGGAGCAGGATCGTGAGAACGAGAGAAGGCTCGCGGAGATGATCGGGGCCAAGTATAACTATAAATTTGTGAAGATGCCGATTAAGCTGTCGCTAGATTACATGCTGACGCAGGACGGGATGGCGAAGGCGTTTATGGAGATGCGGCAGAGAAAAACGCCGATGCACAAGTATCCGACCTACATGATCTCGCTGTACAAGGTAATGATGGCGAGCCAGTTAACTCAGACGACGGGGCTGCCATGCTACCTAGCCGTGCAGTGGAGCGACAAGGCAGGCATCTGCAAGCTGCCGCCGCATATTGCGCCGCTCAGTGTCGCGCAGGGCGGTTCGATGCAGCGCGGAGATCCGCAGGACATCGAGCCCGTCGTCTACTTTGACATGTCATGCTTTAAGGAGTTGGCCAATGGGTGATGTGAAGAATATGAGGAACAAGCTCAAGCTTGCCGAGATCATCTGGGACGATGCAACGGGTGAGGCGAGCATCGTGTGGGAGAAAGACTTCCTACCGACGGCTCCGATTGACGTGATGAAGTATATACTTTTGTTCGATGCGATGGTCGATGTGGCGCACGATGCCAACAGAAATATGGCCGACCTACAGCGTATGCTCAAGCTGTCGCTGAACGGTAGTGAGACGATCCATTGAGGGGCGTTTTGGTGCTTCCACAGTTTCCACAGTTGAAGTGTGGAAAAGTGTGGAAAGTGTGGAAAATAACGTCAAAACACTTCCACCACAGTTGTTACGTATATATACGTAACTGTGGTGGAGAAGTGTGGACGTATTTAATTGAACTGTGGAAACTAGGAGGAGTAGGTTCATGGCGGCGAAAAGAAGGATAAGCGCAAACAAGGCGAAAGATAGGAAGACGTTTGATACTCGGCATGGCGATCAGGCGGAGCCGATCTCTGCGGCTGTGTGGGGTCAGCTCGAGCCGTTGGATCGTAAGGCGAGGGAGATGGAGCGGAAGTGGGGAGATCGTCTGCCGTCTCTCGTGGAGCCAGAGCTCGCCGGACGATTTAGGGCGGCGTATGAGGCGCTCGGGAAATTTGTGGAAAAGCAGGACGTCGTGGCGACGCATCAGGTCGCAGGGCAACTGATGAAGGCGTGGGATAAGTTGGAGCAGTCTGCGCTCGAGGCAGGGCATGAGCCGTTGCCGCCGCACGCATACGCCGTGACGATGGAAGATAGTGATAACGTCGTCTGCTTTGCGATGGAAGGCGTGGCTGAGTTGCGCGTGAAGTATCCAGATTGGGTTGTGTATAGCTTTGAGGATGCAGCGCGGATTGTGCGGCAGGAGTTTACCGATACGTTCTTGAACGATGCGTTCTCGTCCTTCCCGAAGGCGAAGATTACGCATATTGTGGATAAGGGGAATACGAAGCAAGTTATGGAGGATGAGATACCGTGGTAAGGTGGTCGGTGTATGACGATGGACTGAGGGTCTGGGTTGATGGTAAACTGGTGGCGATTATTCCGCCGCGAGATATGCCGTATGTTATGAAAGCCGTGGCTGCTTTCGTGAGCGAGCACGCAAGTATCGAGGAGAAGTAAGATGGGTGCAATTGGAGACGCAAAGATTGCTGAAGTGAACAAGGTAGGTGAGGACGATCTGTTCAACCGGTTGGCGACGGGCACGACGCTGACGGATCTACTGAAGGAGATCGGCATTGGGTATAAGTTGTGGGCGAGGTGGCTTGATAGCGTCGAGGGGCGTCGTCAGCGTTACGCCGAAGCTCAAGAGCAAGCTGCTCACTTTTATGCGTCCAGAGCTGTTACGAC